GATCCTGTTTTGTATATACCATTCTCTGTTGTGTCTGTCTGGTCTTTTACTAGTATCCTGCTCTCCGATGTAGTAACGCCATCAATCGTCTGCTCACCAGACAGAGTAATATTTGCAGTAGTTGCTACTGCCACAGGTAGCTTAATACCTGCTGAACTATTGAATCCATTAAGTCTGTCTGTGATGTTAGATGCCATTGTTACCTCTCGATTTATTGTATCTTATTTTAAAATTCTTGACTAATCACTACTTCTCTCAGCCACTCTCTCTGTGTATCCTAGAACCCTCTTTACCCCAACTTCTGTGTCGCCCTCTGCAATATCCTCAAGGCCACCGACAATGTTAATACCTGTCTTGACAGGAATACCAGTCACTTGACCCATCCCTATTATAAGCTCAACAAATGCCTCTATTGCGTCTTCATCTTGATCAAAGAGTTTGGTTGTAGCCTCTAACATTTGCTCAAAACCACTAATATAATTAGGGCTTGAGCTAGGGTAATATATACCTTGATTAGCGGCATATAATCTCTCTATTATTGGGCCAACAACGAAAATACCATCTGTAGGGGATGTGAGGATAGCTCTCTCGATATTCTTAGGCAAGAATGGTACGAGGTTATCATCATCTTCGTCACCCCAGTCAAATGCGTCTGTTGCATATTGGAATAAAGTTGGGATTATAATGGTATATATAGCCATTTTTTTAGAGTATTCAGCAGCAGTAATTTCACCACGGGAAAATCTTCTGTTGGCTCTTTTTATAGCCCTGTAATAAGCATTAGGTGCAGATGAGAACATAGTAACGTTCCTCACCAAAACATTAGTACTTCTTTGTGCCCTTGATTTCTGATCAATGTCTGATGACTGCTGAGACTTAGCCACAGACAACTCAAACTGCCTCATTGCCTCTTCGTGTGACTTACCTAAAACTTCTTTGTGATACCTGTAAACAGTCCACCCCCCAAAGTAAATTGCACCCCTATCACCCATACGCACGGGGAGTAGCATTATATCAGCAACATTTCCCTTGAGTAACTTTTTAGAGTTTCTTTGAACATCTCTAGCAATCTCAACATCTTGGTTTGATCCACGAGCCATCATCAACTCAGACTTCATCATTATATCCATGGCCCTTTGGGGATTGGTTATAAAGTCTCTTAATCCATCTAAATAATGAGTAGTAGGTACCTCACCAGCAAACGTGACAAAAGAGGTTAACTGTTTAAACATAAGGTTTGGTTTAAGGGCAAGGGCTGCTACCGAAAAATTACTATTCAGCCAGTTAAAGGTATTCATTATACCTTCGGCCCTTTTGCTATAACCTCTCTCAAAATCCTCTATATATGAATCTATGGTACCCATCATCTGATCACCATATACGCCCTTTATAATGTCCCTAGTCTCAGCATCTGAGAAGGTTGTTTTAATATCTCTTGTTGTTTGGGCCATGGATATAAAGTGAGAGGCTTGAGTAATTTGTCTCATCATTGCTGATACATCAGACTGCTCTCTTATTTTCCTGATTCCCTTAACACGAGACTTAGTAAAAGTTGGAGAACCAGTAGCTCGGTAACTAAGCTCCTGCAAGAACTCATCAACCACTGTTTTCTCATCATCGTGAACTGCCCTAACAGGACTATAAAATTCATTCTCTGGTAAATGGGCACCATAAAGCTCCCCATATATTTTGTTAATCTCAGGGAACATCTTTTTGTATAATGTAAACTGAGATATGGCGAATTCCTTATCCTGCTCGGTGAGGGTCTCCTCTATATGCATCTCCATATCTTGTGTGACGCCATTGCCTTCTGGAGATATTAAAGATGGGCGAAGTGTTTCATCTTGAAGTTCCATCCAAAGCTTTCTCATCTCTGCTCTTGAGATTACCCATAGCTCTGGTTTTTTACCCTCTGGTGCTACCTGTCCCTCCTCAAGTTCTGGCTGGCCATCTCTGGCGAATTTACCCTGGGAAGCTCTCTTCTCGTCTTTAAGAAGCTTTTTTCTTAATTTTTTCTTGGATAAACCAAATATATTGGCGGCATTCTCCATAAATTCATTACCCCATTGTATGGAAAGCCCTTTAGAGCGCTGCACAGCAGCGTGCACATCTATTTCAAATCTATCTCTTAACCTTCTACCTTCAGCGGTTTTTCCGAGAATAATGTCAAGAGTATCCCCCCAACCATTGGACCAATCATTTTCTAAGGAACCAACCTCCCTTAACTTCTTAAACAAAACATCAGATGCCTTTAGCTCATGCAAGCTGTCAGGGTCCCTCCCAAACATGATTGAGTCCTCTATAGTGTCTTTAGCCATCTGAATGCTTTCACGCCTCTCACGCCTTCTTATTTGCGCTTCAGACCTGCTTCCAGAGATAAACGCAGATGTTTCATCTAATACATCTATTAAATTATCAACTGACACCTTAGATGGGTCCGCCGCAACTGCTAATACCTTCATTTTAAGAATGTCATACTCTGTTATATTTTCAGGATCAATGCTGGCTATTTCTCTAAGCTCTTCGTTGGCAGCTGACTTAGACATTTTAATATATTGATTCATCTTATCTACAACGAATTGATCATCTGGATTAGCTAACTTACCAGTTGGCTTTGCAGCTCCTTTAGAAGAGGCTCCTTTTAAGAGTTTTTTAAGCGTAGATGTAAGCTGCTTTCTCTGGCTTCTTTCTATAATAGTTGTTATCTCTGCGTTCAATTTAGGAAGGGCTTTGGCCGCCTGCTCTGGAGTTGTTATCTTGCTTATCTTTTTATAAACACCCTCTGCTTGTCCCTTGGGTATGCCAGATTGCTCAACAGCACTTATAAGAACCTTCCTTGCTTCAACCACATTCTTTTTAGCAAGCTTCACACCAGTCCTAAATCCAATATTAAAAGCCCTCTTTTTCTCTTTAGAAATATACTTTTCTTGATCAAGAACCTTGGACTGAACTAAGACTTTATCGCTATCTTTACTTAGGCCAGAAACACCAGAAATGTGTAAATCATATCTCTCTTCCTCGAGCAACTCTTTCTCAGCTATTAACTTCTCTATTTGGTTGTCTAATTTCTTGGTGGGCTGACCCTCTGCGGCTCTAATATTAATAGCATCCGCCACTAATGATATTCTCTTTTCTATATTTGATATATCATTATCAATTTTATCAACACGAGCCGAAAGGGCCTTTTGCTCCATTTGAGCTTGGTTTCCTTTTTCTTGGTCTATTAAGTCAACAACTGCTTTCTTTTCTGCCTCATTGATGTGCTCTATACCTTGTAGCTCATCTAAAACATTAATATTTTCACCAGATAAAAACCTGTTCATTATCTTCTCAACTTGGCGATTAACTCTTTTATTCTGGAAGGTTTGTTGAGTTTCTTGTTCAAATACATCAGCTATTCTATCAGAAAACTCTTGTTTATTTTCTTCCACCCTTACTGACAAGGCCTCAGCAATTCTAGGATTTAAACCCTTCTCTAAGGCAAGCTCTTTCCCAACCTCTATAACACTAGCTGTTCCTCCACCAGCAACTGCACCAAGAAACATAGAATAAGCCACATCCTCTACAGCTCTTTTAACATCAACCTCTCTTATACCTGAGGCTTGAGTAATTAATTCCTCAACACCAGTCTGTGAGCCCTCTTGAAGAGCCTCTGATGCAGCTCTTTTTGCCACAAGCTTTAACCCTTCATCAACTTGACCAAACTTAATAATCTTATTAAGGCCATAAAACTCTAGCGCACCCTCAGCTAGTCCTGCTATTGTTGAGAGCCTATCAGCATCTCTTATATCTAGGCCAGCATCTTTTGCCTCTAAATATACACTGGATCTTTGTAATTCTGAGAAAAGAACTGTCGCTGCTGCAGGGTTCTTGGTTAATAAAGACAGGCCAACAGATGCTGCCACAGTGGTCCCAACTCCACCAATATCATATACCACTCCTTTATAACCATCAGGCTTAGGATAGGCCCTCTGAATAAACTCTGCATTTTTCTGTCTCATTCTGTCAGCTGATCTAGATAGGCGAGTCATGCGCTTTTCTGATTTAGAAAAATCAGCATCAGCATTAAGAAGCTTAGTCCAAGCAACGCTGGCCCTTAGGTTATCCCTATCTGTAAATGGGTTGTGAGGGATATAATCTAACAAAGAATAGTCTTCATCTTTTATTGCTTCGGTTACAAAGTCAGCAGTTCTTTGTCTACCACCAGCCCTTAGTGTTGTTATTGAAGAAGATAGTGTGGCTTCGGCGCCAGATTTTAAGGCATTAATAGCCCTTATAGGCTCCATAGCATAATCAACACCAGTTTTAACATGCCCAAAAAATCCAGCAGGGTCTTCTTGTTTATTTTCAACCTTATCTTTAAACAGGACCTCTTCCCTGTTCATGCCAATAGGAGCGGATATAGAGCTACCACTTTCGTCCTCTATGGTTTGCGTCTCTCCACTAGAGGTATAAAATGTATCAAACACATACTTCTTAAGATGATCTGGTCTTGCATTTATTGGGCCAGTGACATTATGAACCCTGCCATCTGGGCCGGAAATTCTATAAACTTTCTTCTCTTCCATTGTTATTCCTCAATTATTGAGAAGTCAGATGGATCATAGCCCTCAGGAGCTGCTTGGATAGTTCTATCAGACTTCTTAGTAGCCATACTTGTAGGTATATTTATTGTACCATGACCTGTGGTGCTAATCTGATTAGATAACTCAGCGCCCTTATGATTAGGAGATAGTCTATCGACAAACCCTCTTAACACTGCAGTAATTACATTAGCTTCCATTTGCCTTATCTCTTCATCTGATTTATCACTTGTATCTATAGAGTCCAATAAAAGAACAGCTGATGAGAGAACTTCAACATAATTGGCATTTGTTTTTATTGTTGGGTTGGTATCGAAAAACTCTCCAATAGAATCATAAGCATCAAAATATCTGTCTTCCTTAAGATTAGCCCTAGCTTTTTCATCTCCCCAAAGAGGGTCATATATTAAACCGTCTTTTTCAACAGATTCGTTGAATCTTCTATATAAATTTCTACCCAGTATTTTATATGCATCACCGTCTTTACCCTTAAGATAGCCTTCAGCATAACCTTGAGAAACCAATTCATTAAATCTAAACATGTCCTCAGTACTTGCTTTTCTACCTTTCTTAATAATCCTGTCGTATTCACCATGAAGAGATGCTCTATATTCAAACTTTTCTTCATCACTTCTCTCAACAATATCCTCTTTAGCCCCAGGCATAAGTTTCTCCATATTCTTAGCCCAGCGCATTGCTTGAGGATCATCTCTATTGGCTCTTATATAATCTCTTAACTCTTTATACGTAGTGGGATTTTCTTTATCAAATAAGCGCTCCTGCATATCTATTTGTCTTTCACTAGAGGCCATTCTATTTTGAAAGTAGTTTATAGATTCCTGCTCCTCTAGTTGCTGAATAGCAGCTTTTTTATACTTAGATTTTAAATCATTAGGGGCACCCTCGTATCTTCCCCCTTTTTCAATATCTCCAAGAAGACCATTAGGATTAGAATAAAGGTCGTTCTCCATCTCATCGTTCCAGATATCCTCAATAATATCTTCCTTCTCTTGCTTGGTGAATAATCCCTCGCTAATCTCTACTTCATTCTGGGCCCTCTTAATATCTATTTTAGATAAAGACCTAAACCTATCTTCCTCTATTTTTTTATTATTCTGTATCCTAAGCTTACCAATACTTTCCGGTCTTGCCCCAGCATTTAACATATTCATATACGACTGGTTAATTCCATTAATTAAGTCTGACCTTTTTTCAACATCATCTGGGTCTAGTTCGCTAAGAGCTATAACACTATCATTAATACTTAATGACTCAGCGCCTATAGTTCTTTCATCATTGATAACCTTCAAAGCCTTAGCTGTTGTTAGTTGAGACCGAGATATATCCATATCAGCGGACTGAGCAAATGCCCCCCTATTCTCATTATTGCTAATACCATTTACAATATCTCCAGCAGCCTGCCTTAGGGTCAAAGATTTCCTTTCTTGTAAAGTTTCATAATCAGTATCATTTAAGAACTGCTGCTCTATTTCAATTTCTCTTTTGACCCAGTCAGCTTTGGCTTTATCAAACTCATACTTATCTTTCTTCTCTTGCTGCTCTAGTCCATATTGTACCATCTGCTCACCAATATCACCCAGTCCACCTTCTTGCTTAGGTGCCTGTATATTAGCCTGTCCATATACATTAGGAACAAGGGTAGGATCATAAGAAGGGCGCCCAGAGGCTCTCTTAACTGATGGTCTAGTAATACTACTTCCTGATGGTAATTTTGGCATCAATTAACTCCTTAAATTAATATCTATATGGTCCATATCCGCCAGATGCAGAGTACCCTATATCTCTTCTAGCCCCGGAGCTAAGATAATCTCCAGCATCAATACTTTGATTAGGTGTGCCAAAGGTTCGACCGCCAGCACCACTACCACCATACTTAGCGTACATACTTCCGCCAGATGAAACTGCATTACTCAAGGTACTCATACGCTTAGACCTTGCAGCCTGTTTGCCCTCAAATCTAGCGACCTGGCCTTGATAGCTCATAAGATCAGCTTGGGACTGTCCAGTATATCTGGTCATGCCAGCGCTCTGTTGGCCTTCATATAACGCCAAAGCCGCTTCGGTGTTTAATAACGAAGCAGCACTATCTCCAGTATATCTAGCAGCATCTACTGCAAACTGCCCTTCTTGACCAATGTCTCCCATAATATTAAGCACGGTAGGGTCGCCAACATCACCACCACTTGAGCCAGCTCTTGCTATAGCAGTGCTTTCAACTAATTTTTGTACCCTTCTCTGCTCAATCATATCTCTTTGCGCCGCTGCTTGCTCTGCTTTACTTTGCTCTTTAAATCTTGCTGCATCGTACTTAGACTTATCAGTTATGATCTGAGCGTTTCTTTCCGCCACTCTTCTGGTTTGTAGTGCCTGTGCATCATAAATTCTCTGTTGAGCTTTTGCTTGCTNCTCCATTGCTNTAGCCTCTTGAAGCCCNGAGAATGTTGATATTGCTGTACCAACTATCATCCATGTTACTGGGTCTGCCATCTATAAACCTCCATACCATCTTGTTTTTTGATAAATCTAAACCCTAATCTCTCTAAATAAGGTCCAGAATTCATATACTCACCAGTGCAAAATGCAGTTAACATTTTACTGGTATCCTGTATCTTCTCCCATACATCTAATGTTGCCTTCCATATCACCGTATTTGGTATATTATCTGCATCAACAATATCAGAAAAAACTATATTCCCAGCCCTGGTGAACATAACACCAGCAACAGATACTACTTTATCGTTATATTCAACAGCCCAAGCACGTACAGCAAATGGTGGATTTTCACCCACCACGTTAACAATATCCTCTGTTGTAGCTGGTCTTACCTTATATCTTTTCATTAGTCCTTATTCCTACAACGGCAGCTAACACTGTGCACGGCTTTGGTGCTTGTGATTGTAAACATAATCTACTGTCAGTGTCCCATGTGCCATTAAAAGTAAAAGCCATTTCATCATAAGAAGAATGCAAAGTTCCGTCAGCAACATCTGTACCTTCCTCAGTTTGTGGGAGATCATCTAGATTACTAAAGTCTGAGCCATACTTAACTCCGTCTTTGTATGTATTATACATTATTAAGCCAAGTTGGGGAATTATCTTCTTTTGCGTAAGTGGTGAGCCCATATCTGTAGCATAAGCTAGTTTAGCTGATTTAAACTGTGCAGTATATCCCAAGCCGATCACACCAGAGGTTATAGCTGTATCTAGAGTAATAGCACCAGAAGATACTGTATATGTACCATTATATGCGCCATCACCCCAAACAACTACACTCTCACCCTCAAGATGAGTAAGGCCAGTAATGGATGTAGTAGATGCACCAGAGTAAGTAATGAAACTATCTGCTTGTTTATTCTGAGTACCGCCTTGACATTCACTCTCTAGGGCCCATTTCTCTAGATACCTAACAGTATTGCCATCAACGGTGCGCTTAACTAAATAATAAACCCTGTCCTCAACGGTGCCGGTTGGCATAACAAATACATCCTCAACCTCACCATCTGTCTCAAATAGAACCCAACAAGACACATCCTCAGCTGGGTCATTTAACCAGATAGCAACTTTACCATCACCACGGACACAATGTATTCTAGTATCTGGTTGCCTTTGTGCTGCCATTCTCTCAATAGAGGGCTCGCCAATACTAGGCACCAAGGTTGTTACTTCACCAGAGGTATAGTCATATGAGGTAGCCTCACTATATACAAGCTTATAAACAGATGTTTGTCCACGTTGAACAAATATACCAGTCTGATCCACCTTAACTATCGGCACGTTTGCAGAGCCCTGGGTAGACGGGAATTTAATATTAAATGCTGTTGGCGTTAGTGGCTCATCGAATGATGTAGACCTAATGGACGCCTCTGACCCATCTGTGCCCAATACAAGCCGCTGGGCTGCGAATATCCAGTTTACCCCATCCACAGGACCTTGACCAATAGAACGGCTGATTGGGCCGCTATCGCCCTCTATTGTGTCATCAAAAACATCAAAAGCATCTGTTACAGATAGCCATACTTTTGATTTACCAGCCCACGCCAATCTACTCTCATGGAAAGCGACTGCGGAAGGGAAACCCCTACGATCTGACCATTGGCCCTCATACCAGTTAGAGCTAGCATCTGTATTACCAAATGGATTAAGTACCACAACATCAACTGAGGTTGTTGAGTTAAATGCAGTAATTAAGGCAATACCAGTATTACTACCAGAACCATAAGATAGTGTCATAACAGGAGAGTCTGTCCCGTAATCTCCAGATTTAATACCTATGCGATAATAAATTATTTGGTTATCCAAATCATCGTCATGGGTAGTATCTTGGTTAGTGGTGTAAGAAAGACCAGAGACGTCTGACCAATCTCCAGGCTCTGCCACAGAGCGTTGGATAGTAACCGTACTATCTGTGAGACCGGTTATATCAATATCAAATATACGTGAGTTTTCTACACCAGTGACACGTATTGGGTCTGTAAACTGATCTCCACCAGAGCCAGTAAGTGTTACTGTCTGGCCAATGGACTCAATCCTAATAAGACCACCAACATTAGTGGCTTTAAAGAAAGGCTCTGAAGATGTCACAGTAGTGTCCCCAGATATAGCTCCTGGAGTCATTGTTATTGTTGATGTATTAATGGCCCTAAAGGGACCATCCTCTGGTATATACTCCACAATCGACCATGATGTTGTACCCCTACGTATTATCTTGCGCTGCTTATAGCCAGGACAAGCTAGGAAAATAACGTCAGCTGATTGATCCCAGCGGATACTGTTTAGATCAGCCTCTGCATAAGGAGATGGTAAGTCCTGTGTGCCTGAGGACTCAATAGCAATACTATCTACCAACACTGTGTAATCCTTGGTTGACTGTAAATCTATCCAGAAATTACCTGTAGGGGTAAACGCTAGAGAGTGTGTTCCCGTCTCAAGGGTTTCTGAGAAATAGTCATCATTACCTGATGTGGAGCCACACTTAATAGTAACTGGGCCTCTTTGAACGGTAACTCTAATACCGTGCAGCGTACCGGTCTCAGTAACTGTAATTTGCTGTCTACGAATAGCGGCCTCAAACCCAGTGCCCAACAGGGCCAGATATCCTCCAGATTGCCAGCTACTAGCGGCTCCCGTCTCATCAGCATCTGTCCAGCCATTTACATTACTATCAAATGTGCCGTTGGTAAATGAGGCGGATACACTAGCTCTAGTTATAGTAGCGTCATCTATATAAACACGCATATTACTATCAGACATTTCTATATAGGCTTGATCATCCGTCGCATATATAAACGGGATATAGCGAGCAGTGTTATTATCCTTGGTAGAGCTAATATACTCGGTGCCAGGACGCAACATCATACTGCCAAGTGTTCTTGGTATATAATTAGTCTGAACCTCTGCTGATAATCTAGTTCTATCTAGATCTGTTCTAGCCAAAGCCAAGGGGGATATAACCCCCCTATTGAACGCCAGTAGGTCTACATTAGCTTTAGCCATTAGTTACCTCTACGTTGGTCGTTTCTTCTTCCATAACCACGTCTACTTTGAGCCCAGTTTCCTTCAGGCATAGACATAGTTGATTGATCCATTGCATCCAAAGACAGGGCCTTAGTTAAACGTTTAGCAGCCAGTTTAATTAACTTCTCTGTCTTTCCTTCGTTCTGTGTAAGCCTTGTGCAAATCCTGGATGCAAGCTCAGTTTCTGCGTAGAGTTGCATAGCGGCTGGGAAATTCGCAAGGTCCCCACCATAGTCTTCACCATTACTGACCCAAGATACGTAGAGTGGGTCGGCCTCGGCGAACCAATATCCAGCTTCATCTTTATAATCCCTTAGTGGTTGAATTTGATACTCATCGTCAGACAGTGCGACAGTTCTGATCCAGTCTGTTGGTTTCTCAAAAGCATTGCTGTAACCAAAACTGTCGGTAACTGACTCATCAGGATCTATAGAGGCGGTCCTAATAGCAAAATTCCATTGCCCCATACTTAGAACATAATCGATAAAGTCACTATCATATGCTGTATCTAAAACCCTTCTTGGCTCTTCGTTCACAGACAATGATGCTAGTTTTCTCTCTCCTAGTTCTCTTAATGCTCCGTTATAAAGCTTTAGTTTGCTATAGGCCATCGCTTACCCCTTAGATGTGTTTTTTGTAATTAGCCAACCACTTTTCTGCAGCTGCTTTCGTCTCAAGGTTGGACTGTATTTTCACACCATCAGATCTAACTACAACAAACTTCTCCAGATTACCGCTGAAGGAAATTTTGTATTTATCTTCCTCTTCTGGTGCTGGTGATGAGTTTGAATCAGTAAGGTCTGCCTTGTGAATTAAAACAACCTTTAACCAGGCCTCTCCTTTGTCTACTACTTTATACTCAGCGAACATTGAGCTGTCTTCCCAAAACGCCTCTATACGGTCAGTAATGTTGCACTTAGCTGCTACGTTAGACCAATATTCAGGCTTTAAAGTATCTTCTATTGTGTCTGTAGCCGCTGGTGTTATATGAATAAACTGGCGATGGAAATCAGCAAGGCTAAATCTTCTTTCTTGTAATTTCTTAACGGGGTTTGCGATAGGTTTAAGCTTACCCTTAGGCTCCAGTTTTGTTCCAACTACACTCTTAGCTGGTTTTTTCTTTGTCTTAGTCATTAATTTTCTCCTGAGTTAATGTATAACCATTGTAGTGTTTTTTAGATTTTCTGCCAAATCACAACGAAAATACCCCTCGCACTAGGCAAGGGGTATTCACACAGGAGAGAACTCCAAAATTTAGATTAGTCACTGTCTGTAGCAGAACCAACAGATGTGCCGTCACTTAAGTCAGCGCCATCTGCAGTAACACCAGAAACAACATGCATAGTAGTAGCATAGTTGTTGTCAGTGTCTTGCACGAGAACAAGATCCCCAACTTTCATACCAAGGTCTTGACCATCGGAAAAGTATCCGTTGCCTGTAACCAAAGTATCAACGTCAGAGCCAGCATCTGTAGACACGTAAGTCCAAATCGCAGGACTTTGGTCGTTCAGAGATGGAACCAATAGCTGAGGTGGGGTTGATGTATCGTAAGCCATGATATTATTCCTTTCTTAAAAAATTACTGAGCAGCAAAAGCTGACCCATCATGGTTGATAAGAACGCCACCAGCATTCTGAAGCATAGTGGAACCCATGTATACAGTGTTACGTACCCAAGAAAGATCTTCTTTCTCGTCGTAGTCCATGTAAGACTGGATACCTTTGCTGTCGATGCCGTGACCGATTGATGATTCATGGAACATGAAACATTTCTCAGCACTTGTACCAGCACCTGTTAGACGAGGATGCTCGATAACTTTAACACCAAGGAAGTCATATACCTTAACGCTGTCATCGTAGAATGCCTCACCAGACTGAACAGGCTTGCTTGACACGTAGTCAGAGCTACCGAACTCAGTTGTTTGGTGTAGGTATGCCATCGCGGCTGGTGAAAGAACAGCACAGATCTTGCCGTCTGCAGGAACTTCGTTGTTGCCAAGAATAGTCTTAGCATACAAGAAAAGCTCAAGTGACATAGTAGTAGCACTACCTGTATCGTTAGTGAAGGTATCTGCAACTGCAATGATGTCATCATCGATCTTACGGTTGATAACGCCAATGCTGTCATTTTGCATTTGACCAAGAATGTCACCCTGAGATGCAAAGATGTTGAAACCTGTAATCTCAACTGGGTCATGCCATTCTTTAAGTGTTGCTGTTTGTTGTGTTAGGTTGTTTGAGCGGTACGGCAGACGTCCGTTAAGACCTCTGTTTACTGCTGCTGCGCTGTTTGAATCCTGTACTAGGAATACAGCTGAACCACCTTTAATCATTGATTCAGTTGTTACAGTGCGACGTAGTAAAGCCTGACGCTGCTCAAACCCGGCAATTATCTCTTGCCTATATGCAGTTTGAAATGCACTATTAGCCATAATAAAACTCCTTTTAGCTAATTAGATTGAACAAAAATCCATTTGCTGTGGGGTGTCTGATGATGCTGGCTATAGTGGGATGTCCGTTACCGGGGCCAAACCTGCATGGCTCAGGGCCATTGCTTCTGGTAAAATTAAAATAAAAACAAATAAGGGGTCCCGAACGGGAGGTGTCCTTAGCATTAATGATACTATATTTTCAAAATCCGTCAAATTGGACAAAAAAAGCCCCCGTTAGGGGGCTAAAGGTAATCATGAAAGAAAAAACAAAAACCTACTGTCTGCCTTCTATTTTCTGCTCTGCT